TTTTCATGGTTTTCATATAAATTATACCAATATTATTATTAGTAAGAAAATTGATTTTTATAATCTATTAAACATAATACAATATAACAATTATGGAATTCCGGTTATTTGATTTTAATATTTATAATGTTTCATCAGAAGAAGACGACACGGATTCAAATAGTGATGAGGAAACAAAATACAAAGATAAGAAGTCGTTTGAAATTCAAATGTTCGGTATAAATGAAAAGGGCGAAACCGCGTCTATTCTTGTGAAGAATTACGCACCATTCTTTTATATTAAAGTTAACCGAAAATGGAATCCAGGTATGTTAAAAAAATTTTTGGAACATCTTAAAAGTAAAGTTGGGGCATATTATGCTAAATCAATAATCGGTTGTAAAATGGTTAAAAAGAAAAAATTGTATGGTTTTGACGGCGGAAAAGAACACGATTTTATTGAAATGAAGTTTAAAAATACAATAGCACTTAATAAGGTGAAATACCTTTATTATTATGATGGCGCGTTAAAACCGAATGGATATAATTTTGAAAATACCAAAACGGAAATATATGAAGTTCATATTCCACCATTACTGCGATACTTTCACATTCAAGAAATTAGTCCTTCTGGCTGGGTAAAGTTGCCTAAAATACGCCAAGTTCATCGTAAAACGACTACATGCACTTACGAATTTGAAGTAAGTTATGATAAAATTATCCCACTGAACGAAAAAGAGACGATTGTTCCATATAAAATATGTAGTTATGATATTGAAGCAAGTAGTAGCCATGGTGATTTTCCTATGGCAATTAAAGATTACACAAAGCTTGCGAATGAATTAGTAAATTATATGAAACGCGTTGAAGAAAATGTGGTAGATGCGCTTCAATCTATATTGTATACTGCGTTTGATATTACACCGAATGCTATGATAGAAATATCAAATGTGTTTCCAAAGAAAAAAGTGGACAAGGCGTATATTGATATGCAATTCGATAATTGGTTAAAAGAAAATTATAAGGACATTACCATAGAAGAAACAAATACTATCTATAATTATTATAATGACAGAAATGAAAAGATATCTAAAATTAGTAAAAATACAAATATTATTGATTTATTGAAGTCGTCCATTGAAAATGATGGCAAAATAAAATATATAAACGAATCCTTGAAAAAATACTTTCCTCCACTCGAAGGTGATAAATGTACATTTATTGGAAGTACGTTTTTGAACTACGGTGAAAAAGAGCCTTACTTAAATCATTGTATTGTTCTTAATAGTTGTTCAAAATTAAACATTCAAAATACACAAATTGAAAGTTATAAAAAGGAAAAGGACGTTTTAATCGCGTGGCAAAAATTAATGAATAAAGAAAATCCGGATATTATTATAGGGTACAATATTTTTGGTTTTGATTATAAGTTTATGTTTGAACGTGCGTCAGAAAATAATTGTGTAAGCACATTTTTGAAATTATCTCGAAATAAAAATGAAATTTGCGGTCGTTTGGAAAAAGGTGCGTATAAACTTGCCGAAAGCAAAATTGTTATTGCGAGTGGCGAGCACGAATTACATTACATTCAAATGAACGGTCGTCTTCAAATAGATTTATACAATTATTTTCGACGCGATTATAACTTGACATCGTATAAATTGGACCATGTTGCTGGCGAATTTATTGGGGACAAAGTAATTAAAATAGAACATGTAGAAACAGAAGATGATGAATTGGAAACTGAAATATATACCAAAAATATGATGGGAATACAAGTAGGAACATTTATTCATTTCGAAGAAATATCACATAGTGTTGACCATTATAAAAATGGTGCAAAATTTGAAATTATTTACATTGATGAGGAATCCAAAATGTTCTCCATCAAGGGTCATGAAAATTTAAATATGTCAAAAAGTGTACGTTGGGGAATGGCGAAGGATGACGTATCCCCGCAAGATATATTCAAATTGACAAATAAAGGCCCAAATGAACGTGCAATTATTGCGAAATACTGTATTCAGGATTGTAATCTAGTGCATCATTTAATGAATAAGATTGATGTAATTACTGGTTTTATTGAGATGTCCAAAATTTGTAGTGTGCCAATGAACTTTTTAGTAATGAGGGGTCAGGGTATTAAATTAACGAGTTTCATTGCGAAAAAATGTCGTGAAAAAAATACTCTCATGAAAACAATTCAAAAAAAAGAATTTGACGATGGTTATGAAGGCGCGATTGTGTTGGACCCGAAATGTAATTTGTATTTGGATAATCCGGTAGCATGTGTTGATTATGCTTCACTGTATCCGTCTTCAATGATTAGTGAGAATCTTTCACATGATAGTAAGGTATGGACAAAAGAATTTGATAATAACAATAACTTGTTATGTATTGAGGGAGAAGTAGATGGTTCTGGTAATTTTGTATATGATAATTTACCAAACTATGAATATGTAGATATAGAATACGATGTTTATAAAGATTTCCGCGAATCGTCTGTAAAGGCATCTGTAAAAATTAAAACGGGAGTAAAAATATGTAGATGGGCTCAACGAAAAGACGGATCCAAATCAATTATGCCATCTATTCTTGAAGAACTATTAAAAGCCAGAAAAGCTACACGGAAACTTATACCACAACAAACAGACGATTTTATGAAAAATATTTTAGATAAAAGACAACAGAGTTTTAAGATTACTGCGAATTCTTTGTATGGTCAATGTGGTGCCAGAACAAGTACTTTTTATGAAAAAGATGTAGCCGCATCAACCACAGCAACTGGAAGAAAGTTATTGATATATGCACAAAAGGTAATCGAACGTGTTTACAAAAACAAAATATGTAAGACCAAAAATCACGGAGAAGTATTAAGTGATGCTGAATATATTTACGGGGATACAGATTCAGTATTCTTCACTTTTAATTTGAAAGACCCAATAACAATGGAAAAAATTGTAGGTAAAAAAGCTCTTGAAATTACGATTGAATTAGCTAAAGAAGCAGGAGAAGTTGCTTCTATGTTTTTAAAAAAACCACACGACCTAGAATATGAAAAAACATTTATGCCATTTTGTCTCTTATCCAAGAAAAGATATGTCGGCATGTTATATGAAACCGATATAAACAACGGAAATAGAAAAGAAATGGGGATTGTATTAAAACGACGAGATAACGCACCTATTGTTAAAGATGTTTATGGTGGAGTAATTGATATTTTAATGAAAGAAAAAGATATTGAGAAGGCACTGGAGTTTGTTAAAAATAAATTACAAATGTTGCTAGAAGGCACGTGTCCTATTGAAAAGTTAATTATTACAAAATCGTTGCGTTCAAACTATAAAAACCCAGACCAAATCGCACATAAAGTACTCGCAACTAGAATCGCAAAAAGAGACCCAGGAAATAAACCCTCGTCAGGAGACCGTATTCCGTATGTTTATATTCAAGGAAAGGAAAAATATAAACTTCAGGGCGATAGAATAGAGACACCTACATTTATTAATGAAAATAATTTGAAACCGGACTACGGGTTCTATATAACAAATCAAATTATGAAACCATTACTTCAACTATTCTCGCTTATATTAGATGACATACCAGAATACAAAAAATTAATATTTAAAAAGAACAGAATAAATAATCAAATAAAAGATTTAAAAAAAACATTACCAAATGATAAATTTATTAAAAAGGTGGAGGATCTTAAAAGTAAAGAAGTTAAGATATTGTTATTTGACCCATATTTAAAACAAATAACAAACGCAAAAAATAATTTAACAACAATTTCATCATATTTTGTAAAGGTATAATGTTAAATTGTGAAAAAAAAAAGAAAAATGTTTTTTTTAATGCGAATACATATTTTGTCTATCTTGACTATGGTCATAAAATATTAAATTATAATAATAGTCAAACTAAATATGAATATAATAATGCGTTAAACGAATATATTAGAGAAAAAAACAATAATTTAGATATTGGTGATATTGATTTGTATTATGAAAAAAAGAAAAATGTGAAAATATTTCATAAATTAACAAATTCTCAATCAAAAAAGAATAAATTACGATTTATTTAATTAGGCAGTATATATATATAATGTTTAATACTGGAACAAAAATTTATCAAAGAGACGGTTCTAGTTTTTTTTCTTGGAATAGAAGAATCTCCTCTAATATTGTAATCGCAGAAGATTTAAAAAATACACAAAAAAATGGTTTAGGGTTCAAGTTAAATAACGTTATTGATTCGTCTGTTAAAACCCAACTTAAAGCAGCGTATACCATTGGATTAAATTCCAAGACTATTAGTACAAATAAAAATGTCGAGCAAAACTCGATAAAAACCGGACTGCGGTATACTAGAAATTTAGGGAGCGCCGTTCCCAAGAAATGTAGTGCTAGAAAAACATATGGGTCATGCTGTTAATCATTATTTTATTTAGGAATCATAATATAACCAACAATCCCTGTGCCTATAAATGACCACATATTTGATATATTATTAGACCCCCGTATTAATAATATATACCAATCCTTTACAAATGGCGTACTATTTGTTAGTGGGAAAAAATATAAAACCATATATACTCCAATTATTTCAACAATTCGAGTATAAATGTCTTGCTATTATAATGAAAAATTATCCATGTTAGTATTAAATCGACGAATTATACTAAGTTGTTAGGTATGTTATTTGAAATGTCATCATAAACAATTGCGTGTGTATATGATATATCAACGGTAACTCCGTGTATATTGTTAAAAGTGTTAATTTGTGTATTTAATGTGTTTATTAGATCTGTGAATGGTTGATTAATATCTGAATTATAATTCAACAGATTTTGATTAAAGAATAAATCATTTGTCATTTCTTCGTTTTCTTCCGTGTTTTCTTCCGTGTTTTCTTCCGTGTTTTCTTCCGTGTTTTCTTCCGTGTTTTCATTTTCCGTATTAATAGAGGTTGGTGTCTCAGTATTAACAACTTCGTCATAAAAATTTTGTGAATTAATTCTTAGAGAACCATTATTATATTCACGAATATCATATCTACATAAAGGACATCTAACATTTTCATTAAACCATGTATCTAATGCGGTCGAATTAAATATATGTTCACAAAATATTATTTGACTAACTGTATCAGTTTCATTGAATTCTTCCACCGTTATAGGGCACCTTGAATTTGGGGGGTCTATTATATCTATATATTGTATATTTCGTATAGCTCTTAATATTTGTTGTGGTGTTGGACGAATTATTACGGGTGTTAAAAAATCAACATTGGTTGGGTCTGTTTGTCTAGCTAGATTCATTCTTGTTATTAAATCTCTACTAAACATATTTGCGGTTGTGTTTTGGATTGGATTTAATAATTGTTCAAAAAAAGAATAATTTGGTAATTCATTTGGTTGTGTAATTCTTTGCTCTAAATTTATGTTTCGAATTGTACTTCGTAATAATTCATTCAATGTATTTTCTCTATTTTCTCTATTTGTATTATTAGATAATATTCCTCTTGTTCGGTTATTATTTGCTATATTCGTTTGTAGATTATTTGCTACATTTGTTTGTAAACCACGTGATAAATTAGTAGCAACATTATTTGTTGAATAATTTAGACCATTCGTCCTATTTAATTGGTTCCTATAGTAAGTGTGTAGATT